ATTTCTTTATACGTATGATTTACCGCCACTAATGGTATATCTTTCAAGGTAAGATGGGGTGTAATCATACGGAATAAAGACTTCAGCTGTTTCGCACGAGACATATCGGCGACGGACTTTTCGTTTAATGCATCTTCAACTTCTTTCTTAGATGCAAGATTACCAATAGAATCAATAATAATCAAAACATGATCTTCACGAGTAATCTCTTTAAGCTGTTTCATTAAATCAAACTTCAGTTCTTCAACATCAGTAATTGGCGTATGAACAACAGAGTCTAATGGTATCTTAAACTTAGTAAAGTATGACTGCGGAGTACCAAACTCTGAATCATAAAACAGAATTACGCCATTAGGATATTTCTTTAGATAAGATGATGCTAACAATAAAGCGAAACCTGTTTTAAAATGCTTCGATGGACCTGCCAACATTGTAAGTCCAGGAGTAATACCACCATCAATAGATCCAGACAATGCCACATTAATCATTGGCACTGGAGTCTGAATCATATCTTTCTTTGTATAAATCTTCGAATCAGTTAACGTAGATGTAAAATCTATAGTCGAATTCTTAATCAAACGTTCTTTTAACGACATAATCCCTCACTTCTTTTGTAACATTTCCTTTAGTATACTATTAAATTTATCATTAGTCAACTTCTTTTTATTGAGTCCAACATTAGCAGCAATTAATAACATTACTGCAAGAGGATCAAATACCATTACAATCAAAATAATGACCGCCCGAACAGCTTTCTCAAGTTGACTTTTATCAGTCTGACCATATACAAGTTCTGCAATATATTTAACAGGACCCACTTCGGCTTCGACCTTTTTAATATCTCCTTCTGCTCGGATTCGGTCGGAGGTAAGTGTGGATATATTTTTGACATGCTCTTCCTTTTTAAGAACTAGATTATCTCTGTTCTTCCTTTCCTGGTTTGCAGCTTTTAACGAGTTTGCCGCCCTACCACTATCGGTCATTTTAGAAACAGCCGCATCTATCTGCTGTATTTGTTTATCGAGATCTGTTACATATTCCTTCTCGAAAGTAATTTTAGAATTAATAATTTCAATCTGACTTGCATCAGCAGTATTTGACATTTTAATCGATTGATCAATGTGCGCTTTTGATAAAAAACCAAAAGTTCCCATCGAACTAATTAACATTAGAACAATAACAATAGATGTTAAATAATATTTTAAAAGTTTTGGTGTAATGTCCCAGTTATTATACAACCATGATGCTGTTACGAGTTTGCCTATTTCTAATGCACCACCCATGAATACTACTGGCCAAAATGCAGCAGCAAATAAAGTTGTTAAACCATATACACTATAGAACCCTGACACCGAAGATAGTATCAGGGCTGTCAATAGAGCTATGTAATTGATCATTTATTTTCCGTCTACGTAAGAGTTTACTTTCATAATAAACGCTTTAATCTTCACAGCACGATCTGGCCAGAATACGTATGTTTTATCTGGATCCTTTGCTAGATTATTTAAAAGTGGCATAACCATAGCCCTCAAGCCATTTAATTTATCTTTATATTGCGTAGCTGATTGTTCGGTTACAGATGCCTGTTTTACAACTTCCTGAACAACTTGTGATTGTTCTAGAAGTTTTGCTTGTAGTTCTGCTTCTCGAGCTTTTAGTTCATCTTCTGAAACCAGAGAGAAACCAAAATCATCATCTTCATTTAAGTCTACTGCCATGTTTTCCTCTTATGAAAAAAAGTCTTCAATTGTGCATTTCTGTTCAGTCTGCCAATAGATAACTTCAGTTATAGATCTTAACGGTTCAAGAAAAGATTTCTCAAACTGTGTTTGTCTATCAATATACTCGTCGATATATTTTAATTCTACTGGAATTTCGTCAGGAATAGCAATTACTGATTCTTGAACGGGATTAGGAACCTTTAAATAGGCAAACCTAATTTTATCCCCATCAGATATTGGCATGATCTTTTTAATCTGTTTTTCTTTCAAAAGATGATTAAAGATCAATGCTCCCTTTACATGTATCGGTGTTCCTTTATCGTATATCTGAGATTTGTCTTTGTTATACTTATATAATCCCTTAACGCCACGAGGAAAAGCAACATCTTCAAAGGGTAAGGTTATAAACTTTAATCTAAAATCTTCAATGAATTTCTGTAGCTCTGCCTGACTACCATTCATTATGATCTCAAGAGCTTTTTTAATGTTGTCTCGACACGCTTTCGGAGTGCTCGAACGTACCGCCTCAATGCCTTGTAATTTAAGTTTTGGTTCTGCATATTGAACACCTTCTACGTTCCAGGCATTTAATATATACATCTTCTTACCACGCCAAATGCCTTTGTTGGCGATAGTCTCTCGTTTCATCTTCATCTTCTGTTGATAAGCATTCATCTTGATTGCTAGTTCTTCGTAACACTTATCAATGTAAGGCTGAATCTTTTGTTCTGTAAACTTATCCAGAGCATCAACAATTTTAAGATCATCGGTAATGCCTAGATGCTGAACCAAATCGTCCATCTCAACATATATAGAATCTGTATCAGAAGCAATTACATAATCTTTATCAGATTTTAATAATTTATTCATAAATTGATTCATCTTACGCTCAATCCAACGAATGGACAACTGCCCAGACATTGTAATTGCTTCGGCATGATCAAACGAAAACCAACGAAAATATTGATTAGCCAATGCGCCATAAGCGGAGTTTAGCTGAATCTTTTTAGCCATCTGCATATTATGATAACGAGCAATTAATTTTTCGTCTTCAGAGTTTTTATTATTCTCGTAACGCTGTTTAGCTTCGAGCATCAACTTCTTATACTTGGTTCGGTCATCATACATACGTTCCATAAGAGCAGGTAAGAACCCTTGTTTATCTTTGCTATACAAACAACCATTAGCAGCAATGCTGTAGTTATCAAATTTAGATAGTTCTATATCTTCAACAAGCAATTCATCAATAGATGGAACTTCCATCTTACCAACGAAAGTTTCGTTACTAATATTGTACTGCATAATAAGATGAGGATACAAACTATTCAAATCAAAACTAACAACCCACCTACTCAATCCGATTTTAGGTTCCTTAACGTGTCCTCCAATTAATGCTCCATCCATCTTCTGATTTCTCATAGCAGGAATAACAATTCCCTTTTCTAGAAGATAATTATGAATGATAACATCCCACGGACGGACAGTAGTCATTACATCTGAATAATTAACTTTAGCGTCATAAGATAACGCCATAGTTTGTTCTAGGAATTTTAATTTATCATCGAGCTTATCAACTAGAACACAATCGTGAATGTTGTACTCAATAAACTTTTGATGATTATTTTTATATAATTCTAATAGATTACCATATTCAGAATAATCAATTTTCTTTTCACCAAGTTCAACTTGTGCTATGAAATCCAGTTTGTAAGACTCTTGGTTACCAAACATAAACTTACGATATAACTGATAATAATCAAGTACGGAAATTCCCGCAGGATTGTAGCTCTGATTTTCCTTTCCTCGGAACTCAACAATTTTCTCATCGAGAATCCTCCACGGAGATAGACGTTTAGCTTCGCGCTCATTAAATAGCAATTTAATGCGATTAACAATATACGGTATATCAAAGAATTCTATATTCCATCCAGTGATAATATCTAAATCTAATTGTTCCCAGCATTCTAGAAACTTTTGTATCAATTCATATTCATCTTTACATTTTATATAATATGTGTTTATGTCATCAGTTTCAAAGTCACCACAACCAAAAACAAAATTACGGTTACGACTTCGAATGGTGATTGCAGTAAGAGGTTTATCAGCTTTTTTAATATCAGGGAAACCTTCATCAGCAGCACACTCTATATCTATTGTTCCGATATTTATTTTCTTTGGGTCGTAATCGATATCGCCTTTAAAAGCATCAAAGATATAAAGATATGGAAATGATGTAAGCCCATAGATCTCCATATTTGAGACTTGCTCATATCGCGATAAGAAATCCCTCGCTTCTGAGATAGAATCAAAATCTAGTTTCTCTACAGGCTTACCATCTAATGTTTTATATTTGCCGTCTGGTTTCGAAATAAACAGATATGGCGTATAATTTACAATGTCAGTGTATCTTAATCCTTTATCAAATCCTCTAACATAAATACGATTTCCTCGCATGAATACGTTTGTATAGAACATTTATCCTCCAATATACGCTATCCGGTCGAAATGACCCACAGATGCTAATCATTAAGTATACTATATTTTATATAAAAGTCAATCTCTAACTGGTATCTTTCCAGCAAGAACATCCTTAATTTCTTCACCACTTAATGTTTCATATTCAATAAGAGCATTAGCAAGAGTATCTAACTGTTTACGATTTCTAATAAGAATACGTTTAGCAGTGTCGTATCCTTCTTGAACATATCTTTTAACTTCGTCATCAATAATTTTCTTTGTATCCTCTGCAATCAATCCACCAGGGAAATAATGATTGTTATCAGAATAAGAAACATTACCCAGTTTCTTAGAGAAACCCATTTGAGTAACCATTGACTTAGCAAGATTAGTTGCTTGTTGAATATCTCCGATTGCGCCAGAACTTACTTTGTCCTGTCCAAATATAATTTCCTCTGCAACACGACCACCCATTGCCATTGCGAGCATTGCAATCATTTGTTCATAAGTCTGAGATACTTGATCTCTTTCTGGTAATGATTGAACCATACCTAATGCACGACCACGAGGAATAATTGTTGCTTTATGAATTGGTGTAGAACCAGGCATATTAAGAGAAACCAAAGCATGTCCGCCTTCATGATAAGCAGTCATTCTTTTTTCTTCTTCAGTCATAACGAGTGTTCTACGCTCTGCTCCCATAAGGATCTTATCGCGAGAGTCTTCAAACTCTTGCTTTGTTACAATACGCTTCGAACGACGTGCTGCTAACAATGCTGCTTCGTTAATAAGATTTGCTAGATCAGCACCAGAGAAACCTGGAGTGCCACGAGCAACAACTTTGAGATCAACGTCAGGTCCAAGTGGAACTTTACGCGAATGAACCTTTAATATCTTTTCTCGCCCAGTAATATCTGGATTACTAACAGTAATTTGTCTATCAAAACGGCCAGGACGAAGAAGAGCAGGATCAAGAACATCCACACGATTTGTCGCAGCAATTATAATAATACCTTCGTTATCATTAAATCCATCCATTTCTACTAGAAGAGCATTAAGAGTTTGTTCACGTTCGTCGTTGCCTCCGCCGTGTCCTTGTCCGCGATTACGACCAACAGCATCAATTTCGTCAATGAAGATAATGCATGGCGAATTCTTCTGTGCTTGTTCAAACATATCGCGAACACGAGAAGCGCCAACGCCGACAAACATCTCAACAAAGTCAGAACCTGAGATCGAGAAGAATGGAACTCCAGCCTCTCCAGCCACTGCTTTGGCGAGTAATGTTTTACCAGTACCTGGAGGTCCAACCATTAAAACTCCCTTTGGAATTTTACCACCAAGTCTATGAAACTTTTCTGGTGCTTCAAGAAACTCTACAACTTCCTGTAAATCTTCTTTGGCTTCATCAACGCCAGCAACATCCTCAAATGTTACTTTAACATCTTCCTCAGTCATGAGTTTGGCTTTTGATTTGCCCATACCCATTGCACCACCGATGCCGCCACCACGACCGCTTTTTCTTGTAAGCCAAATA